CTACTGCAACAATTATATTGGACAAGTAAGGAGATTAAATGGCTAATACTACTTCAGGAACGACAACGTTCGACAAGACATTTGCTATTGATGAAATAATAGAAGAAGCTTATGAACGAATTGGTATGCAAGGTGTATCTGGTAATCAGTTACGTATGGCCAGACGTTCTCTTAATATTATGTTTCAAGAATGGGGTAATAGAGGTCTTCATTATTGGGAAGTAGCAAACAATTCAATTACATTAGTGGATGGTCAAGCAGAATACACAATGTTTAGATCAACAGGTGATGGTACTTCTAGCACTACAGCTGTATATGGTGTTGACGATGTATTAGAAGCTGTTTACAGAAACTCTTCAAGTGTTGATTCACCTCTTACAAAAATAAACAGATCTACATATCAAGGTCTTTCAAATAAAACATCTGAAGGAACACCATCACAATATTTTGTACAAAGATTTATAGATAAAGTTACAATCACTTTATATTTAACACCAGGATCTTCTGAAGCAGGTAATACAATTAACTATTACTATGTAAAAAGAATTCAAGATGTAGGTGATTACACAAACGCAACAGATGTTCCATATAGATTTGTTCCTTGTATGGCATCAGGTTTAGCTTATTATTTATCACAAAAATTTAAACCCGAAATGACACAACAAATGAAATTATTTTATGAAGATGAATTACAAAGAGCCTTAGCGGAGGATGGCTCATCATCTAGTTCTTATATAACCCCAAAAACTTATTATCCAAATGTCTAATTTTTCAAAAGGTAAACACGCACAATTTATATCAGATAGATCTGGTATGGCTTTTCCATACAAAGAAATGGTTAAAGAATGGAATGGTTCTAGAGTTCATACTTCTGAGTTTGAACCTAAACAACCACAATTACAGCCTAAGCCACACGGAGCTGATCCTCAAGGTTTACCAATGGCAAAACCAGATAGAACAGAACCGGCAACAGAAAATATGTTACCAGGAAATCCTTTTAATATTACATCTGGAAGTACAACAATTACAGTTACAGAACCTAGTCATGGAAGAACTTCAGGAAATACTATTGTTTTTAGAAACGTAGATGGCTCTCCTGGTGGAGTAGCTTTTACAGCGTTTGAAAATTCATCAGGATTTAGTATAACTGTAACAGGAACAAATAATTATACATTTACATTAGGATCAACTCCTACTGTAACTGAAAACTCAGGAGGAATGTTTGTAACGGCAGGGCCGGTAACATTGACACCATAATGGCAGGATTTACATACGCAACACTAACAACAGCAATTCAAAACTACACAGAAGTAGATACTAATGTTTTAACAGCTACAATTACAGATCAGTTTATTGAAAATGCTGAAATAAAAATTTTTAGAGATGTACCTATTGATGCATATAAAAAACAATCTATTGGTAATTTAGTTACAGGACAAACAACAATTAACGTTCCAGCAAAAACTACTTTTGTTAAAGGTGTACAAGTTTATACTTCAACATCAGCTGCTACCGGAGCAAATACTTGGTTAGAAAAAAAAGACGAAACTTATCTACAAGAATATATTCCTGCTGAAACAGCAACAGGAACACCTAAATATTATGCTATGTTTGGTGGTGCTACAGGCGTCTCAGACACGACTTCAGGCCGTTTAATGATAGCTCCGGCACCTAGTACTACGTTTACCTTTAAAATACATTATCAGGCCATCCCTGACGGTTTATCGGGGTCAAATACTACTACCTATATAAGTCAATATTTTGGTAATGGTCTATTATATGCGTGTCTAATAGAAGCTTTTAGTTTTTTAAAAGGCCCATTAGATATGTTGACACTATACGAGAAAAAGTATAAAGAAGAACTAGACAAGTTTGGTATGGAACAACTTGGCAGACGTAAACGTGACGATTACACGGATGGGACTGTTAGAATAACTATACCTTCTACGTCACCGTAAAAATTAGGAGATAAATTATGGCAATAACATCAGCAATATGTAACAGTTTCAAAACTGAAATTTTAAAAGCAGTTCACAATTTTACAGCATCATCTGGCAATACTTTTAATTTAGCTTTGTACACAAGTTCTGCAACGTTAAATAAATCTACGACTGCGTATACTACGTCTAATGAAGTAGCAAACGGAAATGGTTACACTACTAAAGGAAACGCGCTTACAAGTGTTACTCCTGCTTTATCTACAGACACAGCAGTTTGTGATTTCGCTGACACAAGTTTTACATCTGCTTCTTTCACAGCAAGAGGATGTTTAATTTTTAATGATTCAGCATCAGGTGATCCAGCAGTTTGTGCAATTGACTTTGGTTCAGATAAAACTGTAACTAGTGGAACTTTTACAATTCAATTTCCAACAGCAGACGCATCAAACGCGATCATCAGAATAGCGTAAGGAGCCTAACCTATGGCTTCTACCTGGGGAACAAATTCTTGGGGAGACAACTCCTGGCAATCAACAGAGGTAACAATCGTACCTACTGGTTTAGAAGCAACAGCATCTCCGGGTAGTGGAGAAAATATGGGTGTGCCTCAAACAGGTTGGGGTGGTAAATCTTGGGGTAAAAACGAGTGGAACGAACTTAACGATACTACAGCAGAACTTACAGGTTTAAGTTTAACAACAACTTTAAATGCAGACGGATTATTATCATTTCAATCAGCCGGTTGGGGTAGAAATACTTGGAATGATGGACCATACGGAGAAAGTAATGACCCTGTAGTAAGTATTACAGGTCTTGGTTTAACTTCATCTGTTGGTGATGGAACTAACATGGGTGTACCTCAAACAGGATGGGGTGGTCAAGAATGGAGCGTAGGAGAATGGGGCGCAGTAAATGATAATGGCGTAGAATTAACAGGTTTATCTTTAACAACAAGCGTTGGTGCATTAACAGAAGTATATAACGAAACTGGTTGGGGACGTGACGGTTGGGGTGAAGAAGCTTATGGTGAATCAAATGATGCTCACGCAACATTAACAGGTTTTGAATTACAAAGTGATTTAGGTAATAGTACTTGGGGTGCAAAAGGTTGGGGTAATAATTCTTGGAATTTATTTACATTAGATAGTGTTGCAAATGTTATGGGACCAACAGGAGTTTCTTCTACAGGTTCTGTTGGAACTTTAGGATTTCAAATTGATGCTACATTTAGTTTAACAGGAGTTTCTGGAACTTCTTCTTTAGGATCAGTTACAGCTGCAGACGTAATGTCACCAACAGGTCAATCTGCAACTTCTTCTGTAGGATCAGTAGTTATAGAAACGGCTTATGATATAACTGGTGTTTCTGCAACTATTTCTTTAGGTGGAACGGACGAAAATTCAAACCCTATAGTAACACCAACTGGACAAGCAATGACGTCAAGCGTAGGTTCTTTAGCACCTGCTGATATTATGGGCTTGACTGGGGTGTCTGCAACGTTTAGTATAGGAACACCATCAGTTATAGGAAGTTTAAATTTAACTTTAACTGGGCAATCAGCAACGTCAAATGTAGCTGCTTTTGGAACTGCTTCAGGCTTTGGAATTCAGGCATATCAAAGTGTTGACACAGGTTCAAATACTAGCTATACAGATGTTGCGTAAGCAAAATTAGGAGATAAAAAATGGCTTCAACATACACACCTTTAGGGGTAGAACTTCAAGCAACTGGCGAAAACGCTGGAACATGGGGAACGAAAACAAATACAAACTTACAAATTTTTGAACAAATCGCTGGTGGATTTTCAGCTCAATCAATAGCAGGTGGTGCACAGACTACAGCTTTATCTGTATCTGATGGATCAACTGGAGCAGTTCTATCTCATAGAATGATTGAATTCACAGGTTCAATTACAGGAAACCAAGTTGTTACAATTCCTTTAGATGTACAAACTTTTTATTATTTAAGAAACTCAACTACTAACGGATCAGGCACTCCAACAGTACAATTTAAATATGCATCAGGATCTGGTGATACATTTACTTTTGCGGGAACTGACAAAGGTGATGCAGTAGTTTTTGCAACTGCAAATGATGGAACTAATCCAGACATTTACACTTTACCAAATGTTTCTTTAGCTGGAACACAAACTTTAACAAATAAAACTTTAACTTCACCTAAAATAGGAACTTCTATTTTAGATACTAACGGAAATGAATTAGCTTTATTAACAGCAACAAGTTCAGCTGTTAACGAAATTACATTAGCAAATGCTGCAACTGGAATGGTCCAGTTATTTCTTCAACAGGTGAAACAAACGTTGATTTAAATTTAAATCCTAAAGGAACAGGTGTTCTTAAATCAGCAACAGCTGCAATTAAAATTGCAGGTAAAGAAACTATATGGGTTCCAGCGGCAGCTATGTACGGACCAACAACTAATCCTGCAGATGCAGCACAAGTTGAAACAACAGCAACAAGACCAGATTTAAAAGTATTTGATTTTGATGCTAGTACAAAACAATATACACAATTTACAATAGGAATGCCAAAATCATGGAATGAAGGAACATTAACTTATCAAGTTTATTGGTCTCCTTCTACTACTAATACAGGAAATGCTATTTTTGGTTTACAAGGTGTTGCATGTGCAGATAATGATACTATCGACGTTGCATATGGAACAGCGATAGAAGTTACAGATGCAGGAATAGGCACAGTAGAAGATCAACAAATTACATCTGAAAGTAGTGCTATGACCGTTGCAGGTTCTCCTGCAGCAGGTGAGCAATCTTACTTTCAATTATACAGAGACGCAGCAGATGGTAGTGATACCTTTACAGGAGAATGTAGAGTTTTGGGTATTAAATTATTCTTTACTACTGACGCGGCTAACGAC